CTACTTTGAAGTCTCATAATCATCGACATCCTCAAATTCACCTACATCATACACTAAAATTGGATCAGCAGATATTTGATCGTATATTGTTAAACTTGATTTAGAAAAACTATCACCACACCCACTCTCTCTTTTAAGTTTTCCCAATACCCCCCAACTTTCCACATAAAAGCATCCAGCTATCACACCTTTACGCTTTTTTTTACCTATATATTTACCATTAAGTACAAATGTATTAGTATTAATTAAATCATAGTTTATTTTATTAGGAAAATTACCAACAATAAATATATGATCTACTTTGTTTCCCCCATTAAACATTACACCATCTTTTCCATATACAATCCAACCTGGAGCTTCTGGGTGGCTATGAACGTAAATTTGTGTAATTTCATCTTTAATCAACTCTTGCTTTTCCCTCTCTGTAGTATCTATTTGCATTTCAACATGCTTTATGGGAATTGCTAAAAGAATGACTGGTATCAAAATTATTACAGCAATACAAATTAATATTCTAACTATTGCGTTAATTATTTTTTTCATTTCTTGGTCCTCCAGTATCTATATTTTCGATATTCCCATCTTCATGTATTCTTACCCAGTGTATATCTTCATAAAAATCTGCTTTTTTGGGGTCAGAATCAACATACTTTTTAGGATAATTATCTGCACCTTCTGATCTAAAATTAATTCCAGATATCAATCTAACCCTATCTGCAATCTTATATTTCAAAGTCTGATTATTTATATCATAATATGAAGATTGTCCTCCAAGTTCTTCTGATTCTGGTGTTGGATCAGAAATTGCTTCTGCTTCTCCTCCAACTTTCTTTACCCATTCATTTGCAAAACTCGTCCCATCTACAACTGTAGCTGAATTACATGACCCAAAGTATGTGTGTGGATCTAAAAATGCTCCTTTATCTATATCTTCTAATTCGCTTGATGAAATATTTAGATTTCCACCGTCTTCATAATTTAATGCTAAAATTCCACCATCATTTCTTAAACCATGTGAGAAAATACTAACATCAGTTATTTTATTAAATGATCTATCTTCTACCATTTTTCCTTCTTTATCTTTTCCTGTATTAATATAGTTAACTAAATCACTCCTGTCATTTATAAACATTATATTAACCCCATTATCTTTTGCTATTTCTTTCATTAGTATCTTGTCTGTATCTGTATAACCAGAATCTACAACACACCATGTTACATCCTCATTATTTTCTGATTTCCAATCTTTAATTTGCTTTATTGCTGGTTCTATAAAATTACGTGTCATATAAGGCTCAACATGATTCCCAGAGATAACCATTCTCTCGCCATTAATATGGTTATCTGAATCCGATGAACCAGAACCAAATGGCCATATAAAAGCCCCTACCAACAATTTAACTATATCTTCAAGTAGTTCTTCAACCTCATCCTCATCAACCTCACCATCTTCAGTAACATTTGTAAGTCCAGCAATAGCTCCAAGAACTGCTGAAGCAGTTTCTTCCACTAATGATAATGCAGTTGTTGCTAATTGTACAACCGCTCCCATAACACAACTTGATAAATTTCCAATATTAAAATCCATTTTCTAATTCTCCTTCTGCAAAAAGATTATACGTTTCCCCACAACTTTTACCTATTTTATTTTCTGTAGAAACTTTTATAACGGAATTAAACTTTATATTTACTCTCTTCGCTAAACTATAATATAATTTTCTTCTTAATGCATGCTCCACCCAATTATTTGTCATATTTATGTGTTGATTTACATCAAATATCATAGTATCATATTTTATTCTAAAATACAATTTCTCTCACATATGGAAATTGGAGCCGAACTTTTATAACTATATATAAAAAATAAGGATAATAAACAATATTTCTACTGCCTATTACCCTTATACCGTTCTATAAAAATTTGTAATTATCTTGGGAGTCTAACGCTATCTACTATCGCTGTTAGCTTTGTTTGTAATATTATAATAGCATATTTCAAATAATTATACACGACTATTTTTATAGAAATTATCATATTTATAGCATTGAAATAAAAAAAGGAATCTAGTAACGCTTATACTCTTTTACTAAGTTCTTAGAAATAATACTATCTTTATTTACTATTTGATATTTTATTAAACTTATTTTCATTTGAGATTAAATCTATTATTTCTCCAGTTTGTGAATTCACATAATATGTTGAAGCTGCACCACGACCTGTTTTTGAAGCCACTTCAATCTCATAATACTTTATTCCTTCTACAGTTTTATCTAAATTTGAAAATCCATTTATAAAAGAAACACTTTCATCCACGTTTTTTGCTTTTTTAACTATTCCAACAGCATCTTTTTGAGTAATTTTTGTTTTTGTGTTTTCAACTTCACTAGTATTTGATGTTGCTTCCGCACCTACTGTACTACTGACAGTCCTCACACCATCTTTTATATCTTTATCTGGATCAATTTTATCATAGTCACCATACTTCGCATCTATCAACTTATTATCTTTGTCATATTCCATATGCAAACAAATATGCTTCCATTCTGAATCTCCATTCTTTGCTATCCATTCACTATCTATTGTAACTAAATATGCTTTATTCCCACCAAAAAATCTATCCGAGGTTTCTTGTACAATATAATCATCATCGTTTTTTGAAAATTTTACTTTATCCCATCTATTACTCATTTTTCCTCTCATGCCATAGAGCATATCTTGATAATCATATATGACAGTATGTCTTATTTCGGCTTTCTTTTCTTCATCTATAAATTTATTAAGAACTTTTTCAAATGAACTTTCATCATTAAAATCAACAGAATCATCTGTTCTTTTAAAATCGCAATTAATTGTTGTATTTTTACTATCATCAAAAGTAACAGTAATTGTTAAAGTATTATCTGATGAATTTTTCAAATCATATTTTGCCTCACATTTCACACCTGACATTTTATCATCTAATATTTTTTTAACTTTTTCCTTTGCTTGATCTATCTGTCTATTTTTCTTTTCTTCTTTAGCTTGTTGTATTTGTGTCTCCTGATAATTTTTATATACAGAAGTTGTACCATAAGCACCTACACTCAATAAACACAAAATTCCTATGCTTAATGGTACTATTTTTTTCTTATCACTTATAATATCTTTTATTTTCATGAATATAATCCCCCAGTAAAGCATTATTATTTAATTACATTAATATTCTATAATTTCCACAAATATATCAGAACTCCTTTATTTTGAATAATATATAAGTATTATTAATGCAAATAAGGCAAGAATATATTTCTATACTCCTGCCTGACTGTAAAAAGACCTTATATAAAACTTATACTTTTTTATAATAAGTTCTTTTTTAAGAATCTCAACATTTTAATAATAAAATTAACGTATCAAATATTTTTTTCATTATTATCTCTAGTATTTTCCTATATCATCAACATTGATAGATTGTGTTATCAATGGTATACTTCTAAAACTTCCAGTATAGCCTTGTTCAACTTCTGATAATTTTTCTTCAATTAATTTTTTCATTTCTTCTTTAGTTGTAACATTAAATAATGTTTTTATTTCATCAAAATATTTTTTTCTCTCCATTTTTTCAATTATCTTAATTTTACTATATTCTCTTTTATAAGCATATGTTAGCGGAAACCAATGCCAAGAGACATCATATCCACTAATTTTTGAGATATAAGATAATATTATATCTGTTTCTATTATTTCATCTCTATAATCTTTATTTTTATAATTTGATCTTCTTATTATTTTTTCAGCCATTATACTGTGATATTTAGTTGGTGAATTTTGATTTGATTCAAGATAATTGAGCCAAAATCTAAATTTAGAAAAATGACATTTATCAGAGCCAAATCTACTTTTTATATAATATCTTGTATATAAAATTTCTTTTATGATTTGATATTTTTTATATTTAAAAAGTAATACATTTGTCCAAATAAATAATTCTGTCATAAAGAATTGGAAGTGCTCCATCATAAAATCACCATAATTGCCTGATCCTTGATATTCAGTGTATTTGTATAATTCTTCAAACATTTCTATTATAATGTCGCTATCAAAATTTTTATAATTACAAATTAATGTTTCTAAGAATGTAAGATATTCATCTCTTATAATTTTCAAATCATCTATATAGTTAAATAATTGTATATTATAAGGTTCTTTTAAGTCTTCTCTTTTTAAAATAACAAATGAATCTAATTCGTTGAATAATTTATCTTTAAAATCTTGAATAGTACTTTCAATCATACCATCTCTATTTTCTTCAATATATTTGTCTAATGTTTTATTTAAAAAATATAATTTGCTTGTCATTTTAGATTCATTAGTTATGAAACTTGGAGTTTTACCAAATTGAGGTCTTTCATATTGAGGCTTATCAAAAATTACTCTTAATAATTCTTCATAACCTTTGATATATGATTCTTGTGTTGACATTTGAATTGCAATTCTTCCTTTTATATATTGTGGTATATATTTACTGAAATCATTTTCTCCTTCTTCAGCAACTATAGGAATATATTTAGTTTGAGATATTTGTTCATACAATTCAGGTGTTATGATTTGAGTTTCTGTTCCAACTCCTCCTTCTCTTTTATCTGCTTTTTCTTTATATCCTTTTTCACAGATCATTAAAACTTTATCAATTGTGGGATCTAAAACCATTGATTCCATAAACTTATATTTATCTTGTCCAGGTTTTAAATCCCACTTGTCTAAAATTACATGAACATTATCATCTACTAATCTTTTTGCCAAATCCAATACCCATTGTTCATGATTATAGTTTGTCCAACAATAAGATATAAATACTTTTTTTCGTTTTTCTTCTTTTTGCTCCATACTAATTCCTCCAATATAAAACGTATTGATTTTCAACTTTGTTCTTAAGCATCAGCACATTGCTTAATACTTTATATTTCCACAAAAAGATTAAAATTCCTTTTAAGTTAGACACTATCCATTAAAACTAAGGTAGCAAACAATATTTCTACAGCTTACTACCTTGTCAAAAATCATTCTATACTTATAACTAATCCTCTAATTGCATAATTATTATGTCTTTGTATTCATATATTATTTCTTTTTCTATTACTTCATCAACCTCATAACTGGAGACATTTCAAAGACTTTTAAAAATATACTTTCCAACTTAATGCCCCTTTCTATTGTATCCCTCGTAAATTTATTAATTGGTTATCTAATACTTTTGTTCCTGTTGTTGAATCAACAAATGTCACATGAATATCAGTCACAGTATTTACATTAACATTTTTAATTGTATATGAAGCATTAGTTTTCTTAGTTATACTTATTTTACCTTGACTTAATAAATCTGAACCTATACTATCAAATGAATACAGTAAATTAATATTTGAACTTGTATCAATTCCATTCGTTGTTTGCGTCGCTATATAAGTTGATGAACTAGCAAATTTTAATGTTGTTGTATTTGACCATATACCACTATATGACACTACTGGCAAACTAGCTTTAACAGTTATATTAAAACTACATGAAGCACTTACATTCATGAAGCTACACTTTATAGTACAATTTCCTGCTAACAATGCTGTTACCTTTCCAACATCATCTACACTTGCTATTGAAGAATCACTAGAACTCCATACAAGCATAGGTGTAGCTACAATTGTTCCATTGTCAGTTGCAGTTGCCGCAAGTTGATATGTTGCAGATTCCTGCATTGATTGGCTATTAGAATTTAAACTTATAGTATAAACATGAGGATTGTATACACTATTAAATCTACCAGTGATAATTAATATTCCTTCTTTACTATCATCTATACTTATTGCGTCATAACTCCCACCTGAATATATAATTAAATTATTTTGTGGAGTTGCACTTGTATAACTACATGACGATTTAGGAATTATAAAATTATATTGATCGTGAACCTCAACAAGTTGTTGCCCCTGAGTATATACCCCTTTAACTTTATCTACTACAGCATGAATATCTTGTAATGTAGATTCAAGTGTAATTTTCAATGCTTCTCTAAATGTTCCTTTTATGTAAGAACTATCAATTACTTTTTGAGTATCAATAACCATATATATAATTGAATCTATTGTAATATAGTCACCTTGCTTTAATGATTTATCTGTAATTATATTTTTCAAATCAAATTCATTTTCCTTAGAATCATCATTTTCGGTTACTAAAAATCTGCAATCATTATCATTTATTTTACCATCTATACCTTGAAAGGCTATTAGGTGCTGATAAAAAATATCTTTTCTACTCATTAATATTCCCTCCTACCAAGCATAAAATCTTTTTTTCTTAGGAAGTAAAATTGCAACATCTGGTGTAATCGCAAAAGGGTCTTGGTCATTAAAATTATATGATTGCCCATCTGTACTATAAGATTTAACTCCACTAATTTTAACTGTATCCATTTCTTGAGCCCTTGCAATAAGTCTTTTTATTGCTAAAGCATATTTACTTTCTATAGTCGCATCGTCTATAGTTTCATTTTGTAAATATCTTTTTATTGCTAAAATAGCACATTGTTTATATTCTTCATATGTCATTAATATCCGCTCCTTTTCCGTAAAAAAATAAGGTAAGACAGGACTATATCCCATCTTACCCTTATGTATATTTTTTATAACTATGGAGTTACAACTGGTTCAGCGCCACTTGTAACAACATAAATACATGGTTTAGCATTATCTAATACAAAAGCATCATAGTAATATCTTATATTTAAGAAGGTACCATCACCATCATTACCAGCATCTCTTAATTCAAGCTTAGAATATTTTACTGGAGACTTTGTTGCACTTGGAATAGTAACAATAAATTGTACACCCTCTGGTAAGTAGCTTGAAGCAACCTTAATTACTGGCATACCATCTATTTTAGCTACTACACCTTCAGTTCTTTCTTCTTTTGAAACTTCTTCATCTAAGATTATATCTTTAGAGTTTTTCAAGAATTTATAAGTTTTTGGTGTAACTACTAGAACTCTAGCAAATTCTGGAACACCTGCATCATCTAATACTTCTGTAGCATCAGTAATTAAACTAAATACATTAGTAGCACTAACTGTAGTTCCATATACAGTATTACCGGCATTATTAACTATAGTTTTATATCTATACTTATCTACTGTTGGTTGTAAAGTTAATCTGATATATTCACCTAATAACATACCTGCACTAGCACAAGATTCTTCTTCATCCATTCTATCAATAAAAATATGATCTGAAATATCTTGACTTAATGTAAATGTTTCTGGTGCTAATCCAATACCTCTTGTATCTCCATATAAAGATTTACCACTACCATTTTGTGCTAATTGGTCACGCCCATATTTTTGAACAGTTGTTGGTACAGTTACTTTATGGTAAATTACTGTATTTACACCAACAAATTCTCCTGCTTCATCATCAATTACCATGTTTGACTTACTTGCTTGAAGCATTACCTCATCTATTTCGTTACTATATTCTTTTCTTAAATCAATTGCCATTATTAATCTACTTCCTTTTCTATGTATTTGTACTTACGTACCAAATCTTGTTCTTTAAAGTCTACAATTACAAAAAGACATAAAAAAGAACCTTATCGGCTCTATATCGTTTCAAGTCCTGCATAAGATTCTTTATAAATATATATTTATAAACCTAAACCCTTAACAAAAGCATCTTTTGGTTTGCTTAACCCTTGCCCTTTTTCTGGGATAGGTGGATTTTCTGTAATCTTACTGTTAATACCTTTAGTAACAGCAGTATTATATAATTCACTTAATTTTTCTATTGTTTTATCATTAGATTCTTCATTGTCTGATAATTTAATTAAATCTAACCAATCAGTACCAAATCCTTTATCACTAAGAACTTTTGTATACTTAGCTTTCATTTCAGATTGTGCTTTTTCAACTTTTATTTTTTGAATTTCAGCTAATGCTTCATCTAATTTGATTTGATCTGGTGTTTTTCCCTCATTGGAACGTTTCTTAATTTCTTCTTCAATAATCTTAGGTAGCTTTTCTTCATTAAATTTTTTATCATGTGAATCTACAGCCTCTCCTACAGCACTATCGAATGTACTTTTGTAATAACCTTTAACTTCTGCATTGTTTTCAAGCATAGCCTTATAATCATCAATAGTTGCTTTTGTAGCATCAAAAGTTTGACTTAACCCCTCTATTCCTTTTAATGTTTCCATTACATCATCTTGATCACCTAAATTTTCAATAAGTTTTACTAATTCTGTTTTTAACATTGTAATTTCTCCTTTCGACCCATATAGTTTTATTTCGCCCCATACAGTTCATTAAAATTTATTTTTAGATATAATAAAAAGGCTATAAGGTCAGCCTTTAATAACCACTTCCGAATGCATATTTAATTTTTATTTATACATTGAATTCCACCCGCGGCAAAAACTATGGATTGCTCCATCTGGTGCATTATCTATGTCAAATGGTTGTCCATCAATCGCAAGGCAATCTAAACAAATCTTATTGTCTAGTATTTCATGCCTATAAATGGTTTTAATTCCTGCTTCTTTAGCAAGTAATATAAAAGCAACATTTTCAGTTCTATTAACTTCTGATTCGCATAAGCGTCTAACGTCAAAATCATTGGTACTATAAGTTTCATCAATATTATCTTTTATTGTATTAACGTCAATTGACCCATCAATAAATTCTTGAATATCATTGTTTAATTGATTAGCAATTTTATTTTCATTATCCGTAATTCTCTCTATATAAACCTTATCTTTATACTTTTGATTCACAATATCTTCAATATCTTTTTGAGTATATTTTTCACCATAAAAGTCAAAGGTAGTTTTAGCTGTTTCTTCTAATATTTCAGTTATTACTTTATTAGTAAGTTTAACTTGTTTATTAAAGAATTTTTGAATAATTATTAGGAACTTTTTATTTAATTTAAGTTTTTCTATATCATTCAATTTCATTATAGAATCATTAATTTTATATAATAAAAGCACAAAAGCAATTTCTTTTAATAGTTCATCTTTATTGCTTTTATGCTCTGCATATATTTCTTCTATTTTTTTATTAGCTTCATCATATAATCCTTGAATAAATTCAGTTTCTTCCTTTTTATTACGCTTGTTCTTGTCCATCATTATTATCACCTAAATCCTTAGATTGACTAAAATCAATTTGTTGTAACTTCTCGCGATCTTCTCTTTTAATACGTTCTTCCTCAACTTCATTAACAGTTACAAAAGGTAATAATGAACGTTTAGTCTCATTTGAAAGAACATCATGTGGTATTTGTGCAATTATTTGTGCAATTATTTGTATATCTTGTGGAACACAAGGTGTAAACTCTATAGATATTAAGTTTTCATCATAATCTATTGCACCATTGGAAGTTAATCTCAACCAATTAAATAAACATTGAAGTCTCTTTCTAATAATATCTTCCATTGCAGCTTCATTTGCTTTTACCTTTGCTTCCAATGACTGTAATCTACTTCTTAATGCAACACCACTTAAATTCGATTCAAGTTTCATATTATTATCTATATGTGAAGTTAAAGTATAAATTAAATCCTTAAAATCATCTCTAGTTTCTTTAATAAATGAACCATCAATTTTCTTAATTAACCATTCAGCATCAGCTTTTTGTTTTTCATCAAAATATAAAACTGAGTTGTTTCCAATAATAGGCTCTTTCTTAACTGGATTTCCTTCATTATCAAGAACAACATTTCCTTTATCGTCAACTTCATCTTCTAAATCAACACCATAGAATTTTAGTATAGCATTATGGAAGTCGGTTATTTCTTGAGTTATATCACTACAATTTTGTTCTATTGCCAATTGTAATGTTTTTGTCGTTCTATGTATTGTTTTATCTCCCTCAATATATCCGTTTTCCTCTGTATATCTAACATTATCCACTACGCCATAACCTACAGGTAAAGTTCCCATATTATGAGCTTTAATTTCTTTTATATCAAATGCTTCATCTAGGTAATATGTATATTTACTATCATAAACATCTATAAAATCAACTAATTTAGGTTTCTTTCTTGGTGGTCTTATTACATTTTTACTATGTACATATATAAAGAACTCTGGTTCATTATATTCATTTAACCATATGTCACTATTTAATGGATTCAAATGAAGATTTTTAAACTTATTATCCTTAGTAATAAAATTAAGTTCATATCCTAAATGAAATTCTATAAGTCGTTTTCCTGAACTATTATCATATCCTGCTCCATTGTTTTTAAAATGATAATCTATTAAAGGAATTGCGTTTTTATGCTTTTCATCTAGTGCCTTGTATGTTATTTTATTTCCGAAACTGTATAAGGCTTCTTCGTCAACTAGCTTCTGTATGAAATTTGTTTTTATTCTCGCATTAGACCTATTTGGAATATTTGCTACCGGTTTTAATTCATCAGTATTGCCAAAATAATCTTTATCTATTGTTAAGTAATAATCAAGATTATTTCTATATCTTGCATAACATTGTTTAACTGCTTCTATATCTAAATTTATTTCTGGAACTTCTTCAGTTTCAGAATTTATATTTTTATTAATATCTATCATTCTTAAATTCCCCTTTCTATTTATCTTCTTTTATATAGGTCATTAATTGTGCCTACTTTTAAAATACTTCTTGTTTTAAGTTCTTTAATCCTAGTGTATAATTCTGAAACGACATCTGGAAAGTCATCATGGGCTGAATAATCACACCCTTGAAAATCTCTCATTTGTTGAATTGCTTCTTGACTATCTTCACATTCAGAATTGAAGATTATTTTTCCGTTATTAACACCATCTATAATAGTAGAAATTTTTTCGTCCTTATTTCTTCTTTGATTCTCATTTATAAACTCAAACCTTCTACCTTTTAATTTAGGATTCTTAGCTATTAATTCTTTTATAAGTGTTACATCACTTCCTGAATAAGTTTGTTTTTCAATGTAGATTACTTTGACATCCTCATTTCTTTCTAATACCTTTACAACCTCATTACAATAATCTTTAAATTCCAATTTCTTCATAACTATATCTTTTATACAAATAAATTCATTGTCAGTTTCAGAACCTACAATAATAGCAGTATAGTCACTACGTTTATTAACTGTTGAAGCAACATCGACACACATCATTGTTTTAGTAAATCTGAATGAATCAATATATTCCTTAGTGCGTTCTACAATGGTCTTAAACCATTTCTCACCAATTGAAGTTCCATCATTCATTTTTTCTGACATGAACGTTTGTCTATTCTCCCAGAACTTAGTTGCTAAATCTTCAAAGCAATCCCAAGAATCTTCCCAAAGTACAGGAAAGTGCATTTCTTCTTTATGCTCTAAATAGAATTGTTTAGCCGTTTCTTTTGGATTTGGGTCTTTAGCATCAAAATATAATTTCTTACATTCTAACCATAAAGGAGTTTCAAAAATATCATCAACAGTTTGTCCTTCTTCAAGAATTATTGCTCTTTTTAAAATAGTATAATAAGAATTATTTCTTGATAATCTACTAATTAAACAATTAAGGTGTAAAATTGTGCCTATGCTTATTATTTTGGTTGCTTTATTTACTTTGGTTCTAACTCCATTTACCATACGATATGTAGCAGTATTTCCAACTTCTTCGACTTGCTTACACCATAAATCATACTTTTTATTTCTAGCTTCTTCAGTTAGAATATCCTTATCGTCCTGTGCATCATCACCTATAACTAATGTTGGACGTTTACCATTGAATTTTCTTCCTCTTATAGAAGTATTTGAACCAACGCTTTGAAGGTCACAACCATTAGTAAATTGAATTTCTGTAGAATTAACAGTAAATCTTTTTCTATCAATCAACATTCCAAAGTTTTCAATTATTTTTTCATTCTCTAAGAATACTTTTTTTATTTCTTCTAAGAACTTAGCCGCACCATCTTTATCCTTATTAATTAAGATAGTAAATATTGATTCTTGAAAGCAGACATTCCAGCAGATTACAGCCAAATCAAAAATTGTGGTCTTGGCAAAACAACGAGGACAAACTATATTTGCTTTATCTATTTCATCTTTAACAAATATCTTATTTGCCAGTTCCCAAAGTTCGTAATGATCCTTTGATAGTTTCTTTGCATCATTATCATCACTTGGAACAAATATGCTTCTCAAAAAATACTCACAAAAAAAGCCAATGTCCTTCTTTGCTAGACTTTTGGCTAATGTTTTTATATTCATTGTATTTATCCATTCAATGGCTGCTTCATATCCATAGTGTTTTGTTAAATATCTTCTTAATAGAAACAACTCAAAGATTTCTTCATCTTCAAATTCTAAATTATCATAGTATATTTTCATTTATAGCACTCTCCTTTCCTTAAAAATGAGCATAAGAAAAGACGGTACTATAAATTTTGCACCGTCTTACTTATTTGTATTTTTATTTAACATTGATTGAACTCTACCAAATACTATTTTATTTATAATTGGTTCGTGAGTTCCTTCCTTTTTTATATCTGCATGAGTAACAATTCCTTTATAGAAATCATTCTCTAATATATTTTTTATTGATTGCTTACTAAATTGTTTTCCAGTATTGGTTGCATAATCATTTTCATCAAGATATTTTTTAACTTTTCCTAATGATTGAAGTTCAGTATATTTATTAAATATTGTTTTAACTGTTTCTACCTTATCTTCATCAATAATTATTGAGTTATTATTCCATTTATAACCTATTGGAGCGGTTCCACAAGCTTTATTACCACTATTAGCTTTAGTTTTACGTCCTTTAGCTAATTTTAATTTAATTTCATTTCTTTGAAATCTATCCATAGCAGTCATAATATCATTTAAAAAACCATCTGTTGGATTTGCTTCATATATATCAAATGTTGGTTGCTCTATACTAATTATGTGTGCTTTTAAATCAATACATTTTCTTTGAATATATGCTTGATTATAAATATCTCTCCAAAGTCTTGAAGTATTAAGAACTATGATTGTATCTATTTCTTCATTTAAAGATACTATCATATCATTTAAGCTATCTCTATTTTCATCAGTTCCAGAAATACCTGCATCTTTGAATATTTCTACTAATTCAAGATTATTTTGTTTACAATATTCATTAATTGCATTTTGTTGTGTATCTAATCCATATCCTTTTTCCACTTGAGTTGATGTTGAAACTCTGACATATCCAAATACCTTTTTCATAAATTACCACCCTTATAATATAATTTATAGATTTGGTAAGCTTTCAAAATTTGGTATAAAATTTTTTGGAGGTTGATGCGGTGGCTCTTGCCCTGTCGAATTTTAGAATGTACCCGTACCCCTCAGTATTTTATGAAAATTTTAACTCAAATCCCTTAATCTATAATCTAATTATAAGCTTTTGGCGTCAAAGTGTCAATGGTTATGAATAACATTTTACACTTTTATTTTATAAACGTCTTATTTACTTCATTTGTTGATTATTAATCTTTTATATTATTAATACAATATATATGCCTTATATACTCTATTCTTAATACATATATAGTTAAGATAGACATATAATCTACCCTAACTATATTAATTACTTAGCTTTCTTTACATTATCTAAGTCAATAACATTATTATCATCGCTCATAATAGCGTTATCTATTGGTAACTTAGCATATTTAGCATCTAAATCAATAATATCATTGTCCTTATCCTTACGCTCTGTTACTGTTTGTTCCACCTTAGACGTTGCCTTACCGTTGATTGCTTCGTATAATAGCTGTAGAGCATTGAGTTTCACGCTATCTGAAGAACTATTGAACGCTAATTCTTCTATCTTGTCGATATATGTTTCAAGTTTAGCTAAGATTCGATTGTTGCTTTGATTTTTTATTTCCTGTCTGCTTTTGCCAAGTGCAAAGATAAAATCTTCATCATCTAGCCAGTCATATATAGCAGTTCTTGAACATGGTACTTTCTTTGCAATCTCCGTATATTTCAAGCCCTTTATTAATAGTTCAATGCATTTATAATGCTTCTCATTTAGTTGCATATTACAGTTCACCTCCCTTTACAAACTTTACATTTATATATAATAACTTTACCTTAATTTTATAATTTCTTACCATAACTAACTAATATCATACTTATACTACCTAAACCAACAGTATTATTAACCATTAAAGACTCTATTTGAAATCTATCTTCACTTTTTATTTCAAAATCATGTTGAGTCATTATAGGACATAATTCACCATTGATTTTAATAAATGGATATCTAGTATTATTTACTATTCCATCAATAGGTGGAGTATCTACATTTTCAATAGTTGTATTACTTGTTGTATCTGTAGTTTCATTGATAGTTTCTCCTGTAGCTTCATTAGTTGTATCTGTTATAGTATTTTCCTCTGTTGTAGCATCACTTTGAATTTCAGTATTATTATCTATAGTTGTTGTCACATTAGATAACTTTGGAATCCAGTTTTTAAAAGTAAAATTTAATTTTAAATATCTAGCAACAGTATCTTTAGGAATTAATTCTATATACTGATCAGTTAATGGAGTTGTACCACTATCTTGAATTAATTGATTTTCTTCTATAATTATAGTTTTTATCTTATCCATATATAAATTACTCCTCAATTATTGATTTAAAACTTCTTGCAAGTTGTTCACATTGATTCATTAAGTTTAAATCTCCTAATGTAAATGTATTTGTTAGAATATATTCACTAGCAAGTAGATTAATATTTTCATTATCAGATTCTAAAGCTGAATCCATAATTGTATCATAATCTAAAAGACCATTTTCTAAATCACTTTTAAATTTTAAATAATCTAATTGTTTATTAAGTTTTTCAAATTTTTCATCTTGCTTATTAATATACTTTTTCATTGTATTATCTAATTTATCTAATACTCTATTACTCATTTCTGAAACTCTATTAGAACATACTTTATCAACTATACTTTCTAGTTTGTTAATATTTTCAATGCCCTTAGTTTCATTAACAATATCATTCATCAAATTTGAAATTAATTTAACTTTAATATCATTATTAAACCCTTTATTATTAATGATATCTACTAAATATCCCTTTATATAACTATCCTTTAAATTCTTTATTACGTACTCCATTATTATTTCCCCCTACTCTTGTATATTGAATTCATTAATCTTATTTTCTATAATCATGCTTATCTTATTATTCCTCTAACTTCTTCTAAATTTTTCTTGTCTAATACGTTATAACCTTGATTAATATAATATTGAACTTCATAATCATGGTCAAAACCTATATATTCCATTGGAATTTCTACTTTTAAATAATTACTAAAAGATTTTTTATCTATAACGAAATTTGCAGTTTCTCTATTAATAATTTTCCATCCCACATAAGGGTGCTTAATTTCATCTAAATTCTTTAAAACAAATCTATCATAAGATTGAATAAATTCACCAACTTGTTTTTCAAGCAATCCTTCACTATCTAAAATATCAGTTACCTTATTCTTTATTAACTCATATTGATCTTTTTTTGAATCATCAGCTTTAATACGAACATATCTTATTTCATTTCCTAAAGTAAAATATGATTCTAATAATCTATCTTTCGTACTTTTATCTGAAGTAACTTTCATATTCTTAATTACTTCGCTCATTTTATTTTCTATTATCATTTTTTATTCCTCCGTTATTATCCTTATTTTTAGGTAACACTTTTTCTTTGATATAAATTCTCTCTACATCTTCCAAAGTGTAATTATTTTTTCTTACACATAATAAAAAGCAACTATAAGTAAATTAACTACTTATAATTACTTTTTCTTTTCTAAAAATGGATTAGATAATCTGGCTAAAGCAATATCGTTTTCCATTTGTTCTTTTTTCATTACTAGCATACTTGCAGTATAGAACATTCTTGCTAAACCTGAAGACTGCTCTAATTCTTCTAAAGATAATCCTCTTTTATTGATGTAATGGGCGTATGTATATAAATCAATATCGCCCTCTATTAGTTTTTTAAGTCTTCAATCTCATCTTTGAAAATCGCATCTGGATTCATTGAAGTTATACCATTTAATTCTTCTAACATGGTTATTATTTTTGCTCTTTCACTCTCATTATAAATTCTTTCTACTATTTTATATTGATCATGTTTATCACAACCATAGGCTTTTAAAAGTTCTTTATCTCTTAAAGTATCTGAAGAAAGATATATAAAATACAATAGTCCTTTTTCAGTATCATTTTTTAACATATCTCTGATATCTGCCATATCTCCCCTAGACAATGAGTGGAACTTGATTGACCCACCTAAAAATTTACTGCCTATTTTCACATATTTTGTTTTAAATCTTTCTGCACATTCGTCTTTTTTTGCTATAATCTGTTCTATTGTTAATTCCATATTCTATACACTCCTTTTTCTTTCTTAATCATTATCAACATTTTTATAACTATTGGTTTCCCACTTATGTTTATCTTGTATAATATCTACATATTGAGCCGATTCCACTTGAAATCCAGCTTGAAATTTTTCGGTTAAGAAATCAGTTTCAGCTTTTAAAGCAAACAAATTCATATCTCCTTCTAACCAACAATTTCCTATATATATTGATTCATAATCACCATCAACATTTTTTACATTCGCTTCTAAAGTAAATGTAAAAAACTGAAGATACTTTAAGCACTCCAGCATAGCAGGTTTAAATCTACTATATATTTTGTTAAATTCAAAAGTTATTTGCCCGTTTAAAGCTGTCATAAATTTTCCTTTAGTTACACTGTTTAGCAAGTTTATTTCTTTTGTTTCAGGAACAACTTTTATTTCTAAGTCTTTTAACTCAGCAATTTCAATATTATCTATTTTCATATATCCTTGATTACTAAGTAATATTTTATAAGGGTCTGCACTCTTAGCCATTATTCATCACCACCCTCATCACTATCTTCATTTGGAATTCCAGCTTCTATATCTACTGGATTACCCTTACTGTCATAAACAGCAACTTTAGTTATTAAATCTGAAACATCTTTTTTATAATTTAGTGAAATTAATGTTCCATCTGGATTAGGTAAATTTGGACTTGAACAAGCCTGAATAGTTTGTCTAGACCAATAATAATCACACGGCATTATATTTACATTCCCACCAACATCCATAAACATATAATAAAAAAGACCTGTATTACGATGTAGTTCAGTTGCTATCATCATACAGGCATCATACGCACTTTTGTTTTTAATTAAATGATTTATTATAACTCGTGAATAGTCTGCATTTTTACCATCCAAGATACCACCTTCAGAATAAGGTATTTCTAAATCTTTGAAAATTGTACATATTGCATCATATGCACTAATTCCAGCAAAATTATATACAACTTTTGACTTAGTTAAATTTCTTATATAATCAAAACATGTTATTGATATATTTTCTTTATCTGCTGACATATTTACAGTTTCTATTTTCCCTCTATAGTAACACTTACTATTTATGTATACTTCAACCTTTTGACCAGTATCAAAAAACATAGCTGGTAAAGATGTACCATATACTCCATAAGGAACTTTTATATCTAATTGTTGAGATATTTTATCCAATCCACAACTATATTTCATTGAACTAATTAAGTCAGTTATTTCTATATATGTATTATCAAATTTATATACATAAACTTGCATATCTCCATTTCCTATAGCCAATCCTGTTCACCTCTTTTTTTATTGTCTAACCTTATACGCTTGTCCTGCTTTTATATCAGTTGGATTTTTCATTCCATTAATATCCATAAAATATGTATATTTACTACTATCTCCGTAAAGCTTCTTTGCTATTTGAAGAATATTTTCATTCTCACTTGGATAATAATAATCTTCAGAATAATCTGTTGTAGCTGAACTATCATCATAATTTTTATATTCTTTATACTCTTGAAATTCTAATTGATAATAAACATTTCCAGTAGCATCTTTTCTACCGTAAGTAAATTTTTTAATTTGGCAACTATAATACCCTTTCCAAGTTTGAAAAAAGAAAACAAGTGGTGTAGCTTCTTTTTTCCAAGTTAATAGTTTATCACAATAATAATCATATGGATCTTGTATATCTTTACTAATATCAAACCAATATTTATACATTTTATTGTTATCAACTATTCCTCGAAAATTATCATCTGAATAACCTGCAACACCTACATTTTTTGCAGGAAAGAAACTTTCAATAGTCCATGTAGCAAGTTTTCTATTCATTGCTACTGGTAATTCTCCATAATTCATTAGTTTTATAGTTTCTACATTACTATCTTCAGAAAACATAACATCAGCAGGTGAGACAGGTAAAACAAGGGTCTCAGAATCTTCATACTTATTATGTTCACCATATAAAGGATATAGTGCAATTTGAGAACCAGCCTGTATATGAGTTAAACCTTTATTACTTTTTGCATATTTTAATGATTCTTTAGCAATTTTTTTCTCTTTAATTAAATCAGCCATCTGTCTCACCTCCTACATATTTTATTTTTGATTTCCTTGAGCAGATTGTAATGATTCCATAATTTCATCAAAATTATCAGCAGTTATATGTTCAATGGTTATGTTATTATAAACACCTACCTTATCTTTACTCATATAATCATGAATTTCTTCTCTTTGCTCATCACTTAGATTTGGATTCTTAGCCAAATATGTACTAGCATTATAATCAGTTATGATATTAGTACCACTATACTGTGTTGTGAAATCTCCAGCAGTTAAGTTATTGTTTGCATTATTATTGGCATATGGATTAGATACACTATTCCATTCATCGCTTGTTGGTAATCCAATAATATTAGCTGCTCTATCACTTTGACCTGTTGCATAATCTTTTATATAAGCACCAACATTACCTTGTGCTAAATCAACACCTGTTTTGGCTTCAGTTTTCCATTTTAAACCTTGATCTTTTAATACTTTATCAAGTAATTTTGGTAAATTATTTATAAAATTTGTAAACTCTGGACTTGCAGTTAACTTCTTTATAAAGTCTGCAATGGAATCTCCCATTTTTTTTAATGTTTTACCTGCCTCAGACCAATTAACATTTTTTAATAAATCTTGAACAGCATCAGCTATACTAGAGAAAGCTTTACCTAATGCATCACCAAAATTACCCATAAGTTCTTTAACGTTTGGTTGTTCCAACCAGTCACTTAAATTATCTAAAGACCTTTCAAGTGAATCTATAACCGAACCTTTTCTTACTGTACCAGTATCATTGGCATCTATTCCTAAAATTTCTGCTTTTAAAGTTTCCCAATTTCCTTGTAATCTATCTAATTTACCAAGAGTTGTTTTCATCAATTCTTGATTTAAGCCTTTATAATTTGTTTCATTTATAACAAAACTCATCAATAGGTCAAAGTACTCTTGTTTGTTTTTAACTGTACCGGTAGTATTAAAGGCATCTTTCCATTTCCTACCGTCAACTTTCTGACCAGTTTCTTTATCTATAATTTTCCCTGCCATTGCATTTTTTAAGTAAGTTTGAACTTCTTTATTATCTAACATGTATTGAGATTTTAATGAAGTTGTCCTTCCATACATAGCATCAACTATTGAAAATCCAACTTTAGAAAGTGGTTGTTCGGGTCTTAAAGATGCTATATCAGCTAGTAAGTTTAATTGTTCTTGATTATAAGATATATGAGCCCCCGCCAGTTTCTTTTGGAGTTCACCTGTATCTTGTTCCCCATAGGTAGTTGTTTTAGCAGATGTAACTCCCATCTTATAATATTGGTGTCCTAACTCTTTATTATTTCCGTATAAAATGTTCATGGCTACTCTATTTTGCTCAAACTTTCCAGCTTCTTTAGCACCTTCATAAATTCCATTTACACTTAATAATCCCGTTGTTAAATTATTAAGTGTAGTAAATCCTTGTTGTGTCCAACTTTCTATAGTATCTAAAACTTTTACCGCACCAGTAACTCCAGCACCAATTAAAGACATACTTCCTAAGATTTTGGTAAAATTTCCAGTTAGAATTCCACCTAAAAAACTTTCAGTTTGTCTTCCTGCAAATACACTATTTGATAAAATAGATTCATAGGAATCTTTTTTCTCCTTTATCTTATTAGAACCACCTATATTAATTTTCATTCCAGATTTAGCAAGAGTTTCTGCATCTTTATTTATAGTTTTAAATATATTCTGAACATTAGTTCCCATTTGAGTATATTTTTTACTAATATTATCAATAGATTTATTTTGAATTTGTTCAACTCTTTCAGTCTGTTTAACTATGGAATTTGCTACTTTTTCATTTTGACCAGCAATCCTGTTTGAAGACTCTTCCATTTTTCTACTTATTCTATCTAAAGATTGCTCTAGTTTTAAACTAGATGATTCCATCTTAGTAACTAATGAATTAAACGCTGTTTCAGCTTCAAGAACACTTTTTACAAAACTATTTAATTTATTCGTAAAGGAGTCTTTGACTTCCAATCTTGCTGATAAAACATCTATATTTGACATAAACTAACCCCCTTTCTTAAAAAATTCAATAAAAATAAGAGTAGTAAAAAACCACTCTTAATTTAAATACTTGTCCAATTTATCAAAAATTTTAAACTCTACATTATTCATAATTTCAAATAATTCATCCTCTGAACGACTTAATTTACTTAAATCACATGTCACAGAATTTCCTTTGAAAATTTCACCTTGAGTATCTTTATAAAACTTTTCAATCCAATACAGATCGAATCGGTTTAAATTATAATTAGTAAAATCTTGATAAAGTATACATGATAAATTATAAGTATTAACCAATTCTTCAGCAGTTAATTTCAAATTTGAATTACCTGTTAAATGATTTGCTAAACGAGTATTTTTATAAGTTGTACTTCCCACGTAGATATTATCCCCAAGATCGTTAATAAACATATAAACGGTATCTCTTTTATCATTAAATTCTCGCCATTTCTTCTGAGTTTCTGCTAAATGTTCTTTATGTAAAACTCTGTAATTTTTATAGTAATTCCTATAATATTCTCTATTTTTCTCATAACTTCTTTTAGAATATTCCTTAACTTTTTCTGGATTAGCAATTCTCCATTCTGTTTCTTTTTCATATTTTCTCTGTTTTTGTTCCGCTGTCATTTCCATTATCTTAAATTGTTTATTCATTCCTTTCTGCTAACATATATAGTTTTTAACGATTTCGTTTTGCTTTTTTTCTTTGTGATTTCTCAACATATTTATTCTTTGCTTATCTTTTTTTCTCTCTGCTTTTGTATGTGCATCCGACTCCATAAGTCTTTTACCTTCCACACGAATTTCAAGATTTAAAAGATCAATCTTCTCATCAATTGTTAATAACTTGTAGTTCCTTCTTTTTTCCCTTATTATTTTCATTAAAAAAAAGTAGTTATAAACCATATTTTTTACCTCTTTCTTATTTCTAAATTCAATGCTTTTAAGCACTAATTACTATACTAATAACCATTTACACCTCTATGAGAAAGAGGTAAACCAAACTATAAAGGTTATAGGAATATTAATATAGTAGTTACTACTTAAAATATTTTATAAAAATATATAGACATTCTACTTGTAAAATGATATAATAATGTTATGTTGGAGTAATATTATTTTTTACTCTGGAGAGTAGACCACTACAACAAAGAGATAATAGTGGTCTATGTTATTTCTAGCTATATTAACTATAGAAGAAATAATAAATAAAAAAAGAAGAATATGAATGTTTATTGTCCATTCAAGACTTAAAAATGCCACAATGAGGTATTAGTACCTTTGCATTAGCTAATTCTTCTTGCTTACGGAGGGTTGAGACTCGAACTCAAATAGAATTAGCAAGACTACCCAAATGAAAAAGAAAATTACTTTTTCAAAATTAATATATGAACGACATACATTAACGTTAAATAGAGTTCATATATTATAAACTCTATAAAAGCCATATTTAATATGACCTTTAACAGCTTATAATTAAATTGTTCTAATAAATTCTATAAAATTATTTTTTGAATCTACTATTATATAGCCTTGTCCTAAACGAGAATTTTCCATATCTACTGCATAATAATAAAACTTATCTAAAAATGGTTTTAAATTCTCAATATTCTTTTTCATATCTTTATGAATCTCTTCTAATTCAGAACTTTTCAATGCTTTTAAAAAACCTTCAATAAGTTCACTTACTTTATCTTTTCTATCAATTAATAAAGTCATATGTAATTTTTCATCCAGCAAATCTTCTAAATCTTCTAAGCTTTTATCTTCATCTATTTTAGAAAATTCAATCGCACTTTTCTCTATAGCATTTATAAAGTCTCTATATATTTCAGAGAACTGAGTAACTTTTATAAATTGTTTTTTCTCTAGATCAAGTTTAAAAGTTTTCCTATCTGAAATTTGAAAAAAGTTTCTATTATAATAAAATTCAATTGGAAATAAATATCCATTCACAAATATAATATTCTGGAATTCTCCCGCCCTAATATTAGGGACTTTTATATCTGGATATTCACGTTTAAATGTATCAATATTAAATTCATTTTCTAACAAATACTTTTTTATCATTATATAATCTCTTTTAGTCAATGCTTTGTTTGTTTCCATCATATTTTTTACCTCTTTCTTGTTTTTATTCTTGTATATATGTAGACATATTGTAATTACTATGTTTATGTTGTATACATTGTAATCTTATTGGAATAAGCTAATGAGGAAATTAGCTTACCCATGTTAAATCGAAAGCTTTTTAATTTGTTAATTCAATTTACAAACCAATTGAAAGTTTGAAAATAAAAATGAATATAACTGTGGAGCAATTAGCGTACTCCAATAAAATTACAAGTTTTGTGGCTAATCTCACTTACCACACTTTCTCTGTCTGCATTATATTAAGATTTTCTATAACGCACTTAGATTAACGTCTTTTCGGACAAAATATTTTTATTTTTTTCTAAAATCTATTTACAAATTCAAATATAATTGTTATAATTAAATAGGAGATTGAAATATATTATAAATATTTTCTCCCATATAGACTAATATAGCACAAAGAAAAAACCTATCCAAGAATAGTAAACAAGCCATTCTTGAAAAATAGGTTTTTAAATTCGTGCAAATTTTGATAATTTTTATTTACATAACTTTTGAAATTTCTTCAGAGTCTTCTATAAGCGTATCTTTTAATATTTTAAACATATTATAATCATATTTTAAATATTTAACTCCATATATATCTATATCACCAGAGTTGTCTCTTATCAAAGTTTCACTATTCTTACATTTTACCTCTAACATGTCTAATAGCATTCCATTATTTATATTATTTAAAGTTCTAATAAGATTCCTGCTAACTTTTTTATACTCTTGAAATTTATTTTCATTTATTTCTGATTCGCCTAATCTTTTTATAAATGTATACATCATATTTATAGTTACGCCAATATCTTTAATTTCTTCATAACACTTCCCCCTCACTTCTTGAGTTAGTTCATATTTATTTTTCCCTTCAATATCTTTATCCTTATATATATTAGCAATTTCAATTTGCATATTTGTGATTAAGTCTATCATCTTTGGTATTTTCTTTCGGTCTGCATTGCCACATTTTCTTTTAACAAATATTCTATTGAGTGGCAATGCTCCACTTTCATTATCTCTCATTTTTCTTTCAACCTTCCCCATTACTTCAGCCAAATAATCCATACCAGTTTCAAAATTTTTAAATGCATAATTAACTCCACCATCAAGATTTTTAAAGAAATATGGTCTTATTGGATACTCCTTTGCCTTATCAATATTTCTTGCAACTCTATAGTAAACTCTTTGATGTTTGCTTTTTGAACCATCATTTTTTATTATTTTATTAGTCATTTTCTTAGCCTTTCCTAAATATCCTTTTTGCCTTATTTTATTCATTTCTTTAGCAGCATTAACTGGACTTAACTTCTTACAACTATCAATGATTATACAACTTAACACATTTAATGTACTTATATCCTTATATAATTCAAATAATTCTTCTTCACTTGCTCCCTTTGATTTCTTATCCCAATACACACTATTCAGCATTTGAACCAAATTAATGCATTCTCCTATTTTTCCTTCAGAACATGCTATATCTGTTTCAGCTAAGTCCTTCCAATTGTATCCACGCAAAATTGGTCTCTTCGGGGTAAAATCAGTAGATACCAAAAATCTCTTTATTTTTTTACCTTTAATTTCGATTTCTTCATTAAGTTTTTTGCAATTATCTACTAAGGATTTTTGATTAAGTACCAACATTGCATCTACATCAAAATCCATAGAACTCTCAAGTTCCATAATATTATTTTTAATAGCACTTATGTATATTACATCTTTAGATTCTGTATAAAAATACCTGCTTAAAACACTTCCATCAATAACTTTAAATACTGCAATATTACTCATGGTTGGTTGTGGACTTCTTACTCCCAAAATATCTTCTCCTATTTCGAATTTACTTGTTACGCACTCAAAGGCTCCAATAGAACTTGATTTCCCATCCCATTTCCCAATAGCACATTGTAAATATTCTAACGGGCAATCAACTACTGTTGCATAAGTACCATTAACTAATACATGTCCTTTTTTCACATTCTTAATATAATTTTTAATTGTGTCATATCGAAAATTTCTAAACATTTTAGTTTTAGCAAAATCTTCATTTATATTAACCATACTCAACATGAAATCTGAATTTGTCTTTATATCTTCTAATGATTCCTGAGTATTTGAATCATCTTCTAATATATCTTCTTCGTATTCAATCTCCTTGATTAATCCTAGGTGTAATTTAAAAACTGATAAATCATTCTTAAGTAAATCAATATATCTTAATGTATAAGATAAAAAAGCTTCCATTTCTTCCTGGCTCATGCCTAAAGTGTTCAATAATTGATAATGTGTCTGAGCCATACCATTAAAATTATGCTGAGACTTTTCTGTCTTACAAATTCCCCATGTAGTATCAGCATATTTATTAACCCATTCGCTAAATGAACCGTATTTACTGTATTTTACGCTGGATTTTGTCGTTATCAATTTAATATCCTTAATATCTTTTGCAATAGTTTCATTTCCTTCAACTGCTTTTATTTGTTCTATTGAAGTTATACCATTATCTATAAAAAATTGTTGAATATCTGTATTTATTCCTATACCTTTATACATTCTATTTCTAATCTGTAAAATAGCTTTATCTCCATAGGAATAGAAATTAAATATACTTTTATCAAGTAACGCTTCACCATCAAAAATCTTATTACAAATTTCTGCTTTTTCAACCTTCGTTTCTAAATCCCCACTTATAATATTTCCTTTGTCATCCTTTTCTTCATTTATTAATCTAGTTGCCATTACAGTATCTGTAAATGTACTCGTTGCATCATTAATTAATAATATATTTCCTGGCTTTAGTTGAAATGTATCAATAATATTGGAACTTGGGAGAGATAGATAACTTTCTAATGAAGGTAAATCCAATTCACTATCTTCTTCATGTTCTATATCGCAAAATAAATAATCCATTATTTCATCATAATATTTTTTATTAATAAAATTAACTTTTCCATTTCTCGCTGAACCTGAACTCCTTCCTTTTCTACGAAACTCTATTTCTTTATTTTTCAATAATATTTTAAATCCATTCTTATACAATTCTTTTCTAATCTCTTTTACATTCATGAAGCAATACTTCTCTTTAATAACTTTTAATTTCTTTTTAATTACCTCAACTTCAGTTTCTATTGACGTTTCTTTATAAGCTTCAGTTAACTCATTTTTTAATTTATCAATTTTATCAGTATCAATATCTTCTTTAGCTTCTGCTCTCTTAATTTTGCCTTTCAAGCTATTTATTTTTTTCTTTCTATTTGACTTAGCCTCTTTATATTCCTTCTTCTTGCCATTTAATTCATCACGAAATTTTATATATTCATCATCTTTTAATAATTCTTCTTGTGAATCAATCTTATAGTTGAAATTTACAGTAATAATATCATTACTATAGAATCTCTTAGTCTCCTTATTGAATTTAATTATTTTTTTATTTATTTCTTTAAATTTTATTACTTCTAAAGAGTCATCTAAGCTACCCCTATATTTACTTAATATTTTATATCCATTTTTTCTAAGTTCATCAATTCTATTTTTACTTAAACCTTCTGCAAAAGCATATTTATTATTTATTAAGTCTTTACCTTCTAAATTTAATATTTGTACATTTCTATTCAATCCTGATTCCTTCTTTCTGATTTAACTTATGATTTATTTCTGATTTATTTTGACTTATGAAACTCCTTATCTAATTCCGTTACATGCTCTCTTAATTTTGGAGTATCTAAAAACACAAACACCTTAAAATTTGGCTTGTACTTATTATCTTCTGTATAAAGTAATGTATCTCCTAAAGCTACACATTGTATTGCCCATTTCTTTTTATAAATTTTATATTCCTCCATATCATCATTCCTTTCTAATTTATTTAAATTTAATTTTTAGTTATGAACAATCTCTGATTGTGAAATAACTAAATCAGCTTCAGCTGAACCAACCTCGTAGAGTATAATTTCCCTTACATTAATAGTCTTGTATATAGAACATAAATAGTCGTTACTCGCTCCCAGCTTCGTAACTCCTTTTATGTTTAGCTATATCCGCTTGTTGTCGGCAACGGTTGCCTCCAAATAATTATTTTTTAAGTCGTTATCGTTCAGCCTTGTATTTTCAACGTTTAACAGATTTTTAAGCTATTTTAATTGACCTTTTTGAGCTTGTAACACGCATGGTTAAGCCATTCTTACGAAATACATATATACTAACCTATATATAATATAAATAGAAAAGTAAACCAACTTATACTCAATCCATTAGTATGACTATGTTTAAAAGCTATAAAGGTACTAATATTTAATTATCCAATTGACTTTTTTATTACTTCCATCATCATTTTTTAATTGAGATTGTTTTAGTCTTTTATCTTTTGAATATTGTTTAAATAGTTCATCTTTTGACCATAATTTTGACCAATTACTTTTACCTATTTCTAATTGCTCCATAACATCACTTGACTTAACTTTTATCCATTTATCTTCATTTTCTTCAAAATGTTCTTTTATATATTCTTTGAGTTTATCTGCATCGGTTTGTTTCCCCTTATCAGCTATGATAAAATTTTTCTTAGTTTCTATTCCATATAGCTGTTTTTTTACTGTCATTATTGTATTAATGCTATCGGTAAATACATCAAATATTGCTTCTGGTTGTTTATTTCTTTGAACTCTTTTTAATCCTTGATACATTGAACTAGACATATCTGAAATCATAAGTTCATATAGTTCTTCTTTCTCAAATCCCCATTCGCTTTTACTTTTCTTATTTGTAAATACAAATTTTCTATTTGAAGTTATCAATTCATTATCTGGAAGAATAACATCATTAAAATATTCATAAAGAAAGATATAATATGCACTTGTCCATCTATAAGTATGAATATAACAACATACTTCCAAATCTTTCCAATCATTTTTACCTCTCATGGCTTCAAAATTTGAATATTTGAAATTAGGATAATTTTTTAGGTATTCTTCTTTTTCTGCTAGTTGCTGACACTCAACATCTTTAGATAATATTAATATTTCTTGATCTGAATATTTTTCAATTAAGTATTCACTTATATCTTTTCTAAAATTTTCATCAATATTTTTACTTGAAGTAGTAGTTTTGATTTTATGAAATATTAATTTAGAATTTGTATGGTCAATTTCTCTTGGACAATCAATTACTTTAAATAATCCATTTTCATACATTTTATTGAAGTTAGCTGAAGCATCTAACCAAATATTATTATTTAACATCAAATAATCAAATTTATAATTATATGAAAATATTTGCCTTTTGGGATTAATTAAGCATATGTTATCGTCAATCGAATCATATGTAAGTAATATTCCATTCAATAATTTAAATAAATTTTCTTTTTGGCATTTTGTTTCGCCACATTTATATTTATCTTCAAATAATTCATTTCTAATATTTTGAACGCCTTGCATTAGTTCCTCATATAACTTATCAACCTCTTTACGGTCATAATCACATTCAACTCTATGAAGTTGGTTTTCTGGTTTATAATCTTCTTTTAATAAAGTTAATAGCGGTTTCATCAATTGATAAAGTTTTTTTGATAAATTTTGTTCCGTAAAACTATCTAATGTAGTTAACCAGTAAGTATCACCTTGAGAAAATGTGAATAAACTATCCTTTACTGGATTTATTTCTTCATCAATAATCAATGTTTTATATTTAAGAAATATCTTTCTATATTCTTCATGTTCTGGTCTTTTGGGGTTACACAATTTAATATACATAGCATGAGTTAAAATTAATGTATTTGCTTTTGCACACTCAAAAAAGTTACTGGAACAATTTTCATCCTTTATTTTTTTATCTGGTGTGTAAAACATTGCAATCTTTTCTTCTTCATCTTTATTTATATTTTTCGCAACTTCAATACCTTCATCTATGAATTTACTTACAAAAATGAATCTTCTTTTTTTGTCTTGGATAAATGTATTATCTTTAACAAATATGTAATGATCTTTAATTGCTTTTATTGTGTTATATGTTTTTCCTCCTGAAGTTTCAATCGAGTAAACTTTGAAGAAATCTCTATTTTTTCCATGTTTTATTTCACTTTGTAAATCATCTAAACATTCCTGCAAACTCATTTGTTTTTTTACTGCTAACTCTTCCAAACTTAATTCCCCTTTCTACCAAACTCCTTTTTATAATTGTCTATTGCTGTTTCAATCCCATCTTGGTTCTTGAATATGTATATCTTGTAATTAGGATTATTTCTATCAATATCGTCTCTTAGAAATTTGAATCCCTGTAACATTAGATATCCTGCTAACTTCTGTGTGCGTACAAATTTAACTAATGGCACATTTTCCATTTATACTGTTACCTCCTTTATGTTCGACTTTGTCTTTCTTTGTCTTATATATTTATAAAATTGTAATTTTAAATCTATAGGAGATAAGCTACAATGCTTATACTCCTTACTGCCACATATTAGTTAAACTTTGCAATGCAGCTTCTTCTGGATTTACTTCTTTCTTATTACTCACTTCAGCTATTTCATTATCAGATTCATCAAATTCTATTTTAAAAGGTTGTGACTTATTATTACTTGTGTTGTCATTGTGTATATTATTATCATTTACAACACATTCACTTACCACTTGCTTATCAATTGATATGCTATTATTGCTCATTGAATTATCATTTACTACGCTGTTTATGGGTGCTTTATTATCATTAACTATGCTAGTATTTATAATGTGTTGTGTATTTACTTGTAAGTTATTATCTACTATATATCTATATAAAATCTCCTTTATAGTTCCACCTTCATTATATTGAGCATTTAGAAAGTCAAGAATGACCTTCTCTTTTGGATTTCTAGAGTTTAATATAAATGGATGTCGGCTACTTGTAGCACACTTTGATCTCTTTTTCTTTTCTTCCATTGAAATTCACCTCTAATTTGTTCCTAGTATTTGCTTTCCTAATAGCATCGCTCCTAGCATATTGCTTTTTATAGGATTTTCATGAAGTCTACAATTTTGTGGTAATTTAGTTTTTATTATTTCACTTAAAAATGCACTTCCACCACCAGTAAATATTACACTATCAAAATTATCTAAATAATATCTTTTAACATTCATCTGGTCAATTATTTCCATTAAGAATTCAGCTTTATCCTTCTTTAATAATGTTATATCTTTATTTTCAATGTGATGTTCAATATCTGCTAATGGATAATTTTTACCACTTTTATTCTTTAATCTTTCAAATAAATTTAACATCCCTGTTTCAAAAGTATCCAATATTGCCATTTCTCCAGCTTTCATGCCTATAATATTCGTTGTACGCCCTCCAATATCGACCAGCATCACGAAGTTCTTTTTCTCTTCTTCACTGCATGTCCACCAGCTAGACATTCCTTCTGGACAAACAACAACTCTATTTATCACAACTAACTTTTCCATAGTCTTATTTATTCTAGCTATATACTGCAATTCCTTCCCCTGCAACGCTTCAATTAACTCTCCTTGATTCTTCATCTGATCTATAGGTAGTAATAAAACCAAATTTACATTTAGTATATCTATATCCTCAGTAATTTTTGCAATAGCATATGCAATTGTAGCTGTAAAATCCTTCCTAACTTTAGAATAGGTTAAATTATAGTCACCCTTCTGAAAGTATGTATATTCATCATTTATACATACATATTTAAGCTTTTCTTTAAATTTTTCTGTTTCTTTGCTATAGGTACTAGGATATACTTCCTCTCTAACCCCATCAGTAACTTTAATTTGGGTGTTTCCCATATCAATAATTATGGTTTTAATCTGCAAATCATTATTCTTTGTTGCTCCTATATTATTTACTTTAACTTCTTTATTTTCAACTTTAATTTCCATCTTAATAATCTCTCCTTCATTTCTTCAGTATTTTTTAAATTTATTAATATATGGTTGTTGTAGGTTTAAGGAAGGCTACGAAAGCCTGTCCTTATTTATTAAGCCACTCTACTATTTCGATATAATTGCTTTTGAATCGTTCTTGATAATCCAATCTGTATTTCATGACCCACAATTGGAACTAACTTATTAGTCTTTGTATGCTTGTACATCATATGATCTCCTTTAGTTCTTACTTTTTCAAATCCATAATCTAAAGCCAATTCTTGCATTTCTTTATAATCAAATATTTTTTTATACTGAATCTTATTATTTTCTTCTTGTATAATTTCATATTTCTTTTTATCCGATTCTGATGCTAATTTCCCTGTATCATGAAGAATTTGCATTAATATATCTACTAATTCTTCTGCATAATTATCCTGCATAGATTTAATCATTATTTCTATTTTATTTCTAAGAACATTGCATCTTTTTTGATATAGTGGTAGTTGCCCTCTATTCACATATACTACAGATTTTTTAATAAATTCTCTTTCCAAATTTGCCATTTCTCTTTCAAATTTCTTAAATTCTTTTCCTAAGTTTTCACCAATACCAGGCAACGCCCCTATTATTTCACACCATTCTTTTTCATTATTATCTAATCGTTCTTCAACATTTTTAATCTTTGTACTATTAGTTTCATATAATAGGTTGTATGCACGTGTATATATCGGAAAGAATTTTTGCTCTTTTATTTCTACAAATCTGATAAAAAAATCAAGAATTTCATCAACGTATAATTTTTCTAATTTATTAAATTCTTTAATCCAGTTCATTATTCTGCCACCTCAACTTCTTCAGCTTCTTTTCTTCCTACAAGAAATTTATAAAGCAGCTCACCTTCATCTTCAGTCATTTCATTTAATTTTTCTCTTATAATTCCAGCTTCCTCCAAATATTCAGTCGGTTCATTTCCTTGACCATTTATCCAACCCTCTTCATAGATATGTTCATTCAAATTACACTGAATAGATTGTAAATTACTTATAGTTATATGTTTCATTGGTGTATTTTCACTGAATACATTTTCTAATATCCCTAATTCTCTTTCTGTAAATGTGCTTTCTATTTTTGTATTTCTTAACATATTATTTTCCTCACTTTCATTATTTAAAGTTTTATTTTTTGATTTTAGTTGAGTTTTAAATAATATGTATGTACAATTTATATTGCGTAGAAAAATACATACATATTATAAAGTGGTTATTGGCTTGTACTATATTAAAGATACGAGAATATCTTTTATGTACTTGTCTTTAGCTACTTTTTTATTACCTGCATATTAATCACATCCTTTCAGATTAGTTGTTTCTATAAAATATACTTCCTTTATTCTGATTTTTATATTTTCAATATTTTATTATATATATTTTGTTCTTTTTATTTTTAAAAATAATACAGATAATCAAGATATACAAACACTTATCTGTATTATTTAACTTCATGAAATAATATACCATTTGTTAGAATCATTGTCTATAATACTATTATATTCCTTTTTTACTCATTGTCAATAATATATTTTTTTTGTTCTGTTTTTTCTTTTCCATTCAACCGTTGTATTACTTAATACCTCAAAATTTTGTCTCAATCTCATCAATTTAATCACAGTAACTTCATCTCCAAAAGTTTCAATTACTCTTTCAATATCTGATTTTGTTACTTTTCCATAATCATTTAGTGTATTGAACAGTAAATCATATATTCGAGAATTAATTAAATCTGGAACACTTATTCTTTGAATTTCATTAATTCTAGATATTGCTCCAACTTTGTTATATACTTTTTCTGGCATCATACTTTTCCATGTTACTGTCGCTGTAGCTTTAACAATATACCCATAGTCAACATATTCAACTGTTTTTTGCCCAGGGGCATATCTATGACATTCTTTAGCCTTATCCATCATTATCATAAATATCCCATCTATGGGCAATTCTAAATTTTTATCACCATGCAGAACATTAAGAATTTTATTCTCTTTATCAATATCATCCCATTTTACTTTTCCAACATCATCTATTTTTACACCATATCTTAGCAACGTTAACATTGCTCTATCTACATCTGAACAATTTAAATCATATATAAAATTAATAAAATCATTAATTTCTATATATTGTTCTTTAAATGCCATTTCATTGATAGTAAATAATTCTGTAGGAATTATGGTATCACATGGATTATCTCCAATTTTAATACCTTCCTTATACGCCCAATCCATATATCTAAATATAACTGTATACAATTGTTGCTTCGATGTAATACTTTTAGTTGGGAGATATTTTACCAATTGTATTATCTCTTCTTTATTAAAATCATACAAATCTTTATTTTTTTGAAGCTCAATAAAATTTACTTTTAAATTTAAATTACCCCAATATGCTTTTTTTGTGCTTTCTGCATATCTGTCTATTTTTTGAAGCCAATCCGCCTTATTTTTTTGATATTCATTTAACTCTTCATAAGTTAATCCCATTCCTAAAAATTCATACATATTCTTTCCACCTCTAATATAATATATCTTATTATATATATTTTGTTATATTTATATTATCACAGAAAGAATATGTGTTCAAGCTATTATTTTCCATCGAATATTTTACATTCTTAAAATCGCATACTCCTTGTCATCATTTTTAAAACTTACTATTGCTGTATTCTCATTATCTTCCCATCCGATAGTTTTAAACTCTTTTTCCATTTCATCATAATCCATACAAATTAACTTTTCTAAAGCTTCCCACGCATCCTCATTAGTAGCATATTGGCAATTATCAAAATTCCCTTCATGATAAGATTTAGCATCTAAGAATCCCATATCTTCTTCACATTCAACCGCTGTGTACATTATAAATGATGTGAAGTCCGCAAATTCTACTGATCGTTTAGTAAAAACATGAGTAAAGTTTTTATCACACAATATCTCTGGAACTTTATACATTTCTACTAAATCTTTGTCTTCATCATATACAACATTAACAGCTTTAAAAATTTTATTCTCATTATATGTATTTTCTTTTGCAACATTAATTAAATTAGTAATTTCAATTTCTGGTGTTTTACTTTCTTTCAATCCCTTATACCAATCAGCATAACTAGAAGATAGCTTTGCCATTTTAAATACATTATTTAATCCTAATACCATTTCATTATTTTTAGCTATTGTTTCCATATTTAACACTCTCCTTAAAATTATATTTATTTTTAAAATAAGATTTCTAAATTATTTTCTATCCATAACGGACTAATATTACGTGCAATTAAATTATTAATCGAATCATTGATTTTCCCTATAACCTCAAGATTCACATCAATATTATTCTCCTCTGCTGCTTGAATTATTAACGAATATAAATTTAAACTCATCTTCTCTTCCCCCTTGATTTTATGAGTAACCAAATGTTATACTAAATCTTGCAAAATGGATTTGGTGGTAACTTCGGTTACTGCCTTTTTTATTTAAGTCCAATTTAAAAGTCTACTTTCTACATCCAAATACCATTCATTTGTATATTCTCTACTACTGCAATTATTAACAAATGATATAGATTTCTTTTTATGTTCTACCACCTTATCATCTACATTAACATTTCTTAATAGAAGTGCTTTTACATATCCATATACATTACTAGCACCGTTTTTAAGAGCATATCTGATTGTAGATATAAGTTTATCCACTTTGTTATTTGATAGCTGTAATAACGTTTTTGCTTGGTTCTGAGTGAAGTTAGTTGCATCTATTACTTTTTTTTCTTCTTGTGTTAATTCTGTAAAATGTACTTGTCCATCAATTGGTGGTTTACCATTAGAATCCTTGGGTTTATCACTGTTATTAATGAACCTGTTTATTTCACTCACATAGTATCTGTTATTTGTGTGATTTCTATCGACTGTTATCAACCCCTTTTTCTCTAACTTTTTTATTGTTGATGATATTCTATTCTTGGAGGTAGTATTAAAGCAAAGCATAATTTGTTCAAATGTAAGAAATGAATATCCATAGTTTGTATTATGGTACTCAAAGAAAAGTTCCAATAAGTATTGCTCATTAATTTTTAAATCCTGAGTTCTTATATATTGTCTAAATTTAATAAAATCTTTAGATACACCCATCTCTTACTACCTCCTTCTTGTTTAATGTTGTTTCATGAAGTTTATATATTCATAATAATGTTTCATGAAACAATTGTCAATACTTTTTTCAAAAAAGTTATATGAAGTTTCATGAAGTTATAGTATAATAACTATAAAGAGGTGATTGATGTGGAAGAAAAGTCTAAATATAGACGTGTTGTAAATAGAGAACCTTTCTCTACTACTGTAAATTTAAACTATAATAATTTATTATCAGAGTTGAGTGAGAAAACTAGAATTGCAAAATCAAAACTCACTGATGAAGCTTTAGAATTATTATTCGAGAAATATAATATAGATTATAAAAATGAATCCATCCAAGAAAAGTAGTTACCATAATTAGTAGCTACTTCTTTTATTTGAATTATATACACTTGTAGTTAATATAACATAGATAGTAAATAATATAGAAAAGAATAGTAGCTAATATAGATTATGATTTTGATACTTTAGTGAATTTGTCAAGTATTAGAATAATACTTTTGATTACGTTGAAGGTATTAAAAAAGGACTACCAATGGTAATCCTATATAAATTAATATTTATTTTATTAATTCAAAAAAATTTTTCATCATTTTTTCAAATTCTTCTTCACTTTCTTGTTGTATTATATCATTAATTTTATACGAAGAATAAAAATGATATTTCTCTATGAATTCTTCAATTCTTTTTTGATTTTCCATATTTTTTTCTTTATATATAAACATAAGTATAGCTATCATTGATGCATAAGGCGATGTTCTAATAAAATCAGAATTTACAATACCACCTATATCACATCTATCCCAATTAAAAACATTTCGTAATTTATGTTCTATTCTTCTCCCATAATTTTGACTTTTAGAATTCACTTGTATATCCATAAGACTTTATCCTCTCTTTTTTAATCTTGAATATAAATTCTTCGATTTAGTTCTTTTAATTCTTCATTAAGTTCATTTCTTTTATTTTTAAAATTGTTGATTTCCTGATTAGTCGCCCACTTACAAGATTCTAATTTACTTATGCCTAAATCTAATTTTTCAAAATCATCTAAAATCCAATCAGTGTCCTCAACCGAAACTCTTCGTTTCCCAAATAATTTATTAATATATAATATGTTACTATTTATATTAACTAATATTCTTTCAACATCGTCTTTTGAATTAATTTTTCTCCATTCATCATCTTCCCATTTTTTATCTCGCATTAAATCATCCTCCTTCTAATTTTGTGGTCTAAAGTTTTTATTTTGATCATATCTAATAGGAATGTCTGTCATTTTCAAACTTATAATAGTTTCTCCATGAGTATTATAAGCTTGATTATTTAAGCACTTTGCATAATATCCACGCCCATCTTCATATATTTCATATGTATAATCCTCATATCTAAAACTTTCAATATATTTCATAACTAATAATTCTCCTCTCTAATTGATTTAGTATATAACTCCACCTACTTAACTAGTTCTAATTTATAACGTTCTTTAGCTTTTTCAACACTTATAGCACCCTTTCCCATATTACTATGTCTTTGTGTTAATAACACCCAAGCCTCTTCTTCATCTTCAGCTTCAATATATTTTAAAGTTTCATCATCTAATTCATCATAAAAAATATACTTCATTATTCTTATAGCTCCTTATAAAAATATTAATTAGCAAATTAATTCCAATTATAAATAAATTCGCCAAATCAATGTAAGTTCCTCCTTATTATTGTAAATTAGTGCAAAAAATAAGACTAAGATTTCTCCTAGTCAAAGTCAACATTTATATAAATTTAAAAGTAAAACCCTTATGTGTTTTTTGTTTTCCCAAACATACTCTTGATATGGAACTATGTGATAATTTTATTCCAAACAATTTTTCTGATTGCTTTTCTAAATCAAGCGTAGAACAAAATCCCCCTAAAGATATTCCATCTTTAAAAATCTCAATTGGTTTTGATTTAATTTTATTATTTCTCTTATTACTTTCATAATGTTCTTTATAACTATCATATTCACACAACCCACAGTCATTTCCTTTAAACAACCATCTTCTTACATTCGATGGACTAAATTCAACAATTTTACTTATTTCAGTTGTAGTTAATTTAGGATTTTGTTTTTTCAAATCACAGACTGTTCTAATTAGGGAATCACATGTAAACTTTTGACATATTGTCCAATTTACTTTATTTAAATCAAATAATTCATTTAATCTGCTGTTTAATATTCCATTTTCATTATTTTTAATCCAATCTAAAGTAGAATACCTACAATCAATAACTATATAATTTTCTTCTTGTATACCATTAGATAAAGCCAATTCTTTTTTAATTATGTCATTTTCTTGTTCTTCTTCCAAAGTACGACCTTTATTTGTACCAAACCCATGTCCATAATGTTGCATACCATGTGTTTCTATTATACAATTTAATACTGGTATATAAAAATCGTACCTATAATTATCACACCATTCAAATGTAGCTTTTGTTAATTGTGATTGAAATTTAATATTTAAATTTCTTAACATAAACCACAATAACTTCTCAGGATATTTCATGCCATCACCACAACATGCTATTGATTTTCTTTCATATATTTGACTTATAGCTATTTCTGTATTTTTAATTCTTCCGCATATGGGACAAACAGGAAATATTTTGCAATTACTCGATTTATTATACATCTTAGCTTCATCATATCCTCCTTGAAAATATGGCAAAATTTCCGGAGCCGTTGTAGGTATATCATTTATTCTTTTAACTACTATTTTATTCTTGCAACAAGAACATGAAATTTTTTCTTGTTGGATACTCGATTCTATTACCCATAATTCTTTTTTATATTCTGTATTTTTATAATGTTCACCTCCGTTAAATCCACATATGTTACATGAATATTGGTAATATTTAATATTTTTTCCATATTTATTTTTTACGTATTTTCTATCTAATATTATGATATTTTTATATTCATTTTTTATATTTTCTCCTATCGAAAATTTAAAATCAGCATAAACGCCTATTAATCTTCCTAACTCGCATCTTATAAGGCTATTTGTTTTAATTTTGAAAATTTCCTTATCTTTGTATTTAATGTATAAATATTGAGTTTTATTATCATAATCTACAATTTTGATTTCACCTTGAATATCATCATATTTAAACTTAACAATGCATTTTTCTTCTGAACTTTGTTTCCAGTTTATATTACCTTTATTTGTTCCACTTTTCCATATAGGTAGTTTATCCAATAATATTTTTCTTTTAATTTTATTATTTTTAAGGGCATTATTAACTATATTAATCATATAAACCTTCCTTCAATATCTTGGTTTATATATATTGCCCAAAATCTCAGATAATAATTTAAAGAAAAAATAAGTTAGGGAGTTTTTATTGCTCCCTAACTTATAACAAAATATATTATTATTTATTCGCCCATATCTTTAACAATTGAATTATCATCAATAAAATACATATAAATATAATACTTTCTACTGCTAATCTTCCTAATATTAATCCTACCATGTTATTCACCTCGCTGTCACGATTATAGACACATTAAGGTAGTTTTTAATCTAATACATACAAAAAAAGGCATATGCAACCCGTATATGCCTTTTATAATATATATTAAGTTATTATTGTTTTAAAATCATCATAGGTGATACATTTGAACCCATTTCAACTATTTTCTCATCGTCTAAACTTTGTAAATAAATTTTTGTAATATTTGTGTTTGAGTGTCCGACCAAACGAGAAATACTGTATGAATCAACATTTTGCCTCAATAAAAACTGACAATAATAATGTCTTATTGTATGAGGAGAGCATCTCAGTTCCTCTCTAATCCTTGCAATCTTACCTGTTTCTCTTACAACTCTTTCTACAGCTTCTATTGTTAGCATATTCCCTCTATATGATAAAAAATAATAATCATCTACTATATACTTATCTTTTATATATTCATTTCTTATTCTTTCATATTTAATTAAAACCTTTTTGAGTGCTGGACTTATTGGCACTATCCTTTCTTTATTGCCCTTACCAGTAACCTTAATAACTGTATCTCTAATATCTAGCATTTTTAATGTACAAAGTTCTAAATTTCGTATTCCTGTTTCAAAAAAAGTTGATATTATAGCTTTATTTCTTGCATTATAAAAGTTTTTATAATCCCATACTTTCAACATTTTCTCTGCTTCTTTATCATTAAAAGTATTTATAATGGTATTCTTCTGTCTAAGCCAACCAATTTTTTTCATTATATTTTGCTTATCAGAGATATACTCTTCTTTAACGCTATATTTAAAGAATCCTCTTAAGTATTTTATTATTGAATTAATATAAACTTCTGAACGTCCTAATCCTTGTAAATAAGTTATATATTTCTTTAAATACATCGGTAACAAATCTTCTAATTCCTCAACTTCAAATTCACTTTTACAGTAATTTATAAACTTTAGAGTGGAATTAAAACAAGTTTTTATTGTTCTTTGACTATAATTTCTTACTTGCATGTCGTATTTATATTCCTTTAATAAATCTACAAGTAACAA